GATGACGAGGTCGAAGAGTTGGATTCAGACGAAGACATCTTCTTCGCATGTGACGAGTGCGGCACGATGACTGCTGAGCACATGCTTGCGTCCGTTCATACCGAGCCTCGCAAGGAGTACACGTTGATGCGTAAGTGCTGCCCCATGTGCTACAGCGAGTGTTACGAAGACCCTCGCGGTGTTTCGACTGAGTACACCATCCGCTACCTTGAAGTGATCAAGCACGAAGTGAAGGTCACGGCCATGAGCCGTGCCCAAGCGGAGCGCATCACGTTGTCTGGGAACAAAGAGTTTGCTTTGCGCACAACCCGACTGCCTCAGACCATTGGCAAATCAATCGTGATGGAGTCTTGATCATGGACGACCTCATCTCATCAACAGATCCCTACGAGAAAGAAACTCGTGGGGGCATGAGAGCCAACTCATCCACGATGCACCAACACAAAGTTGAGCGTGAGTTCACATGCTTGTGGTGTGGTGTGAAGTTCATGAGCACGCAATCTTCAGCCAAGTACTGCTGTCAGGCTCATCGAAGCAAAGCCTTTCGAGCGGTGAGGCGCATTGACAAACCGAGGCGTATCACTCAACTGAGGCGTAGAGGCAAAGGTTTCAGGCCACCGATTTCGTTGGTTCGTTACCATTCGCCCTCATCCTCACCATCGGGTGGCTCTTCTTCCGATTCGTAATCATCATCCTCATCCTCGCCATCGAGGGGCTCCGCTGCGGGCTCCTCATCTTCCTGTTCCTCGAACTCTGCATCCTCGAACTGTGCATCTTCAAGATCATCGACATCATCATCAGGCACATCCTCAACATCCATCACGCTGTCATCCACCACTGCAGCGCGCAAGCTGGGCATCAGCTGATTTTTATCGAGCAGAGCATTCAACCTGGCCTCAACTTCTGATCGATCCATCTGATCGATTCGCCCGTGCTTGATCTCTTTCTTCTCAACCATCAGGCCCGCAAGTTTTGCTCTGCCCAACTCTGCTGTGACGGCTGCACCATACGATCCATCTTCAACTGCTCTGTCTCTGATCATCTGCAAGTCACGCGCAACCTTCTCAAACGTAATCTCATACTTCTTCTGCTGAGCTTCTTGGAGTTCACGAATTTTCATCTGCAGGTTCATGTATCTGGGATCATGCAAAAGCACATACGCAATCTGTCTTGGGTTTGAGTAGCCTGCTCGATGCGCAGCTTCGGTGTTAGTCAGATCGTGATACACATAGTGCTGAATGAACGCCTGCTGCTTCTTCGTGAACGGCTTCTCCTTGTGCCTCTCAGGCAGGCTTCGCTTTGGATTGTTCAACATATCGACTGCTTGATTTTTTGCCATACTAAAATCTCTTCTATACGCCTTCTGAAATCTCTTCTATGTGCCCTTGCTTGTCATCCTACAAAAAAATTTTTTTCTTTTCTTCCCCCCTATTCTAAGAAGGGAGTAAGGGTGTATCCCGTAGGGGAGATATGTATATCTCTCTCCCCTTCTTTAGAAGTGCACCTCGTGCACCTTGCAGTGCCCTTTAAAATCAATGACTTAGGTAGGGGTAGGTGCAAGGTGCACGGCACTGCACGCTGCACCTCGTGCACCTACCTCGACTTCCTTATAAATCAATGACTTAGCACACTTATCCACAGGGGTAGGTGCAAAATGAAAACACCCCCTTGCACCTACCTCTTTTGGGTAAAACGGCTGTTCCGCGAACCTCGAAACTACTTTAACTTTGCGCCCTAAGTTCATTTAATTTTCGTCATCATTGCGACATCAGAGAAGCCTCTGTACCTGCCGATTCTTTTGTTCTCTGTGGTCGTTTGTTTCTTCTTTTTGCTCCTTATGTCCCACACCATGAGCACTTCTTTGCCGCACATTTTGCATCCTCTTGGCAGGTCATTTGTTTTGTATTCTCCATCACACGACACGCATTTGATGCGCCAGTCTTTATTATCTGCAATCTCCATCTTTCTCCTTTCGTTGCCCACAACTACTTTACATTCCTTTTTCTCTGCCGTATCTTTCGCTCAACACGATGTCTCCTTAACAAAGTGTTTGCCCCGCTTGGCGTCTTTATCCTTTTGTACGTCTTGCGGGGCTTTTTTGTGCCTGCGATTCACCCATGATTTTCTTTGGCAAGTTGGTCATTCAACACAATCCACGCTTTGGCTGCGGTATCTGGCACTACTCCGTTCCCCAAGAGCCTAAGTCTGTCCACCCTAAAGGCAGCCCCATTAACCACTCGACCCACGTCGGGTTCAGTTGCCCAGCTGATTGGCTCTGGTTGTCTGTGTGCTGCACTGCCACGTCCAGCGTGTCCTTGCTGACCTTGCCGTTCCTGATTCTGCCCCCCTGGTAACCGCCCTTGTGATCCCTGGCTTGTGGCGTCGGCCATAGCCTGCCCGTTTCTGGGTTGATCAAACCTTCTGCTAGCGCTACCTGAGTTGACAGATTGGTTGATTTGTCGGTTGCTCGCCCTGATGTCTTCGCTGACATCCCGCCTTGGCCCGCTTTCGGCGTCGGCCATTGCCTTGCTGCCCCGCCCAGTGTTGTGCCGCGCTTCGGGTGATCTGGGTTGCCGCTCACTTGGTTGTTGTCTTGCGCTGTTGGCGTAGGCCATAGCCCCCGCTCCACGCCCTTCACCATCACCTGCAGCGATGTGGCTTTGTATCGAGGCCCGCCCTTCATGCGCTGCTTCATCCTCATGTGAGCCTCTGGTGACTTGTTGTCGTCCTGCGCCACTGGCGTAGGCCAGAATGTAGACCCGCTTTCTCTGATGAGGTGCGCCAACTTCAGACGCGCTGAATACTCCCCACGTCGTTGCATAACCAAGGCTTTCCAAGTCTGCAATGACCTCTCGCAGTCCAAGGCTGATGTGTCCTTCGACGTTCTCGAAGAAGCAGCGAACAGGTCTAATTGTTCGTATGTGGTCGTAGATGTATGGCCATAGGTGTCTGGGGTCTTCGGCGCCTTTGCGCAGCCCAGCGGCGCTGAACGGCTGGCAGGGATAACCGCCAGTGAGCACATCAACTCTGTCTCGAAAGCAGTGTGCTGGCAGGGTTTTAAGATCCGACCACACAGGTGCCGGAACCAGTTGTCCCGCTTCCATCTTTGCAACCAAGTTCGCAGCGGCGAAGGCTTCGATCTCCACATGAGCGACTGTTCGATGTTCAAACCCGGCAAGCTCAAGTCCTCGCTCGATGCCACCGTATCCAGTACAGAGACTGAGGACGGTTGGTAGTTCTTGGGTACAATCCACATCAGACACCACACATCCCGTCGCACTCGTCACCAAAATCCATCACAATCTGATCCGCTGCTGGGTCAGCCAAGTCTGCTTCATCAAGCGGCACAAGTGATCGGTGTATGTAGATCTTGCTTGTTGTGCCACGAAAGTCATCGCGTATGTGTTTGTCCACAGCCACGGCTTGCTCCCATGACTTGGGGTCATTGGCTTTCATCTCACGCCATGTTGCGTTGTCATGATAGGGGCAGAACGTGCATGCGCTTTTGCGCGGCAGTTCGTTGTAGCCGTTGTCACGCATCCAGCGCAGGCAATGCCACCGTGACATGCGTGTTTCGATCAAAGGCCATCGGTTGTTGCACCATTTCTCTGGCGCATCTTTCATTCGCTGTATCTCGTCGGTGCTGATGCCTATCCACTGTTCGACTGTGTCTGCCGGGATACGTTGGCGAGGCTTGTAGCCTGCCAGTTCGCGTAGCTTTCTTTGGATCGGTGTGACCTTGTAGTCGCGGGTACATTGACGCATCAAGATACCCTCGCCCACCCCACTTGGTGATGCGGTGAAGAACGGCGGTGATGCGCTTCGATCTTCTGGGTTCATGACATCTTTAAACAGACTGCCTCGCGTGACGCGCAGCACGGGGAACGGCAGCTGGCTCTCTAGCCAGTCAAGCCATTCGTATATGTGATCAGGTTCCGCTTGTGTGTCTGCAAAGATCGCGTAATCAGGCATGGGTGTGATCTCACCCTTCGCTGCCATCAAGGCCATCACGCTTGACTGTACACCTGCGCCTAGGCTGATAACCGTGAGTTTACTCATATCACTCCCAAGGCTTTGTCATTTCATTCGATTCCAAATAGTGCCACACCGCCATGCCTGGTTTAGCATACGTTTTGACTACTGCGCCTTTGTACTTCTGCACATACGACACCGCCTTCATCGCTGCTCTTTCACCACTGTTCATGCCAGCTTCACTGAGGGCTTCTCTTGCTAACACCTCAAGCTCTTTGCGCATGTAAAACTTTGTGCTGCTCATGGCATTGACGATCACACTGGCTATCTTGACCTCATCCTCCTCACTGAGTTGAGGCTTGACGTTGCGCGGTGTGAAGTCGTTGACTTTCCACAGGCCATCATTGAAGTCGAAACTGGCCAGATGTTCTTTGGGTTCCATGGCGTTACGCGCTTCGTAGAAGACAGACACATCGGGCTTCTCGCCGCTGAGCTTGATACCGCTATCGAACCAACCAGCGAACACGCTACCGCCTCGTGCAGACATGAACGACTTATCATCTGCCCGTTCTTTGCCTGTATGGTGAGCGATGATCACGCTGATACCGTGCATTTCAATGAGCATATCAACACGATCAAGGAGTTTGCGTATCTCTGTGTTGGAGTTCTCCTCGCCATCAAAGAAGTTGATGATCGGGTCTATCAGCACGATGTCGGGCTTGTGAAACGCTATCTCATCTGAGAACGCTTGTATGTCTTGGTCTTTCATCAGGTTCTTGCGCAGCCTGCCGCTGATGATCAAGTTGTTGTGCCCCATTGATATCAGATCTTGGTCAAACTCAAAGCGCCTGAAGTAAGTGTCGATCCTGCGCTTCAAGAACTCTGCGATGATCTCTGCTTGAAACCACATCACCTTCAATGGTTTGCTGAACTCTTCGCCCATGAAGTCTGTGCCAGTGGTCGCCCCTGCTGCGAAGGCGCCAAGCCAGTTGGACTTACCTATCTTTGGCTTACCTAGGAGCAGCACTCGGCTCTTCTGGAAGATGAATGCATCACCCCAGAACTGTTCGATGCCATCGTCGGTCATATCAGACCATGTGTCTGCACTGAACGGCTGCAGTCCTAGCGGCCCTGACTGTGCCTCTTCATCTCCATCGCGCTTGAGCTCATCAAGCGGGTCTTCTTGTGACTGTATCTCTTTGAGATCTTCGTTGATCTCTGTCTGCCACTTCGATGTCTGCCATGCCATGATGCCTGAATCGACATCATCGGGGTGTCGTTTGATGTGCCCGTTGACTATGCTGATGGTGGTGCGGGTGACTTCGATCAAGTCCATCGGCGGCACACAGGATTGATTCCAGTCTTGTGCCTTGATCAGCACCTCGCGCATACCCCAGCCTTCTTTGACCCACTTGCCGACCAAGCGCGCTAGTGTGTCGTTGCGACTGCCTTGTTCTTTGGGTTCTTCTGTCAGCTTCTCGCGTATGCTTTCGACTTTGCTGCCGGTGTTGAACACATGCACTTGTTGTATGTCGGCTTCGCCTAGCAGTGGCAGGTCATCCAGACCAGACACGCCGTATGACTGATCGCACTTCATGTCGTATCCCACGCTGGGTGACACCATGATGTATCCGCCATCGCCTCGGACATCCAGTTTGTTCTGGCCTACGCTGTTACGGATCAGCGGGTTGGCACCACCGATAGAATAGAAGTAGTGCTTCCCGCCTTTGGGCGAGGTTTGTGTTAGTGGTGTTCGTGTGATGCCACCTGCATCGATCCAGTTCACAGCATCGTCTGAGTCTGCATCGACCACGGCGAAGGATATGCCGGTGATTGCAGCCCAGTTAGCGGTGGGATACTGAGCATGCCACTGGGTGATCTCATCCTGTGACGGCTGAATCTTTTGATAGTGCTGCCATTTGACTCGTGGTGTCTTGGCCCACTTGGCCTTGAGATCTTCCTCGGTATCAAACGGATGACGTTGTCTGAAGTATTGTGGCACCACCTCGCTGGGTGAACCGCAGGGGATGATGTGCATCCCGTGCTCCCACATCGTGTGTAGGAGTTCTTCTTTTGCTTCGGGTGACATGGGCCCGTCTGAGTCGGAAGATAAGAACGGCATCATCACTGTACCCTTTTCACCCAATACACACCGTCATCGATGCGCCTTGACTTGATCTTCATACCCAGGCCGTAACCCGCAGTTCTGATCCCCCTAACTTCTTCTTCGGTTTTCACCGTTACTGCATCACCTACAGACATTTCGCTCAAAAGCTTTTGCCATTTGCCTGACCCTTTTGTAGGGTGTGGCGGCAAGGGTGAGTTCTTCTCGATCACATATTCCATGTCTGGCTCCTTTACCAGTTGCCGATACTATCCTGCCAAATTAATTAATACAATTTTTTTCACAAAAGGTATTGCACTTTTCTTTTGCCTGAGTCATTCTCCGTTTCGTAGAGAGATGAGTTGAGTTAGAAAAGGAAAAGGAAATGCAAAACGCTAAGTGTTTGGCGCACCAGATTGTCGGCGCAAAAAACAAAAAGGCAGAGCTAGACAAGCACATCAAGAAGCTTGAACGCGACCTGCTCGATACCCAGTTAGTCAGTGCTCTACTGGCTACAATCCATAACGAAGGCGGCGAAACCACAGACGGCCCTTACACCGTCGAGATTCCAAAAACTCACATTTGGGATCAGGCCACGGTTGCTATAATCCTTGAGGCTATGCCCCCAAGCGATTGGCCCTCCTTTGTTACCCAGCAGATCACCTACAAAATCGATATGCGTAAGTTCAAGGACTATGCGGTCAACCATCCTAGTGAGGCTGGCCCATGGCACGCTGCGCATTCGATCAAGCTAGGTGATTCTAAAATCAAAAAAATCAACGCTGATAAACTAGAGGAGGACTAATGTCTTTACTTCAGCAAATCACGAGCACCCGGCCTACGGGTGGCCCAATACCCCCAGTGCGGATGAATATCCAAGGCACTGACGGTATCGGTAAAAGCACCTTTGGTGCTGGGTCAATAGACCCAATCTTCATACAAGCGGAAGACGGTTTGTCTTTCATCAACGCGCCACGTTTCCCACAAGCGGATACTTGGGCTGAGATGTTGGAGCAAGTCAAAAGCTTGGTGACTGAAGAGCACCAGTACAAGACGGTTGTGCTGGATACCACAGACGCTGCAGCCAAACTTGGCGAGGCATATGTCTGTGAGCAGAACGGCTGGTCATCAGCAGCTGATCCCAAGGCAGGCTACGGCGCGTTCTACGTTGCCGAAGAGAATGCATGGGGCCATCTGTTGTCTGGGCTTAATGTTCTGCACACACAGAAGGGTATGAACGTCATTCTGCTTAGCCACGTTGCTTCCAAGGCATACAAAGATCCTGAACTGGAGCCGTATGACCGCTGGGAGATGCGCTGCAACAAGAAAGTTAACTCACTCATCAAGGACTGGGTGGACTTTAACTTGTTTGCGAACTACGAAACGCAGTTGATCAAGGATGGCCAGAAGGCCAG